CAATCCTACTTCCCCAAGGGAATAGTCGTTGAGCCTTCTCCTGTTCGGAGCTTGGTTGCTGATTGCCCATTGTTAAAGCACTTAGATTTTAGCCGTATGCCATCTCACTAATTCTTTCTGCTTTCGCCACATTCACGCTTATCTTTGTTTCATGATTACGTTGTAGTTTAGTGAGCTTTAGGATTTTCCAGCAGTTCAATGGATATTATTCAAACACATTTCTGTGCAAGCAGTCTATTTACGCGCACATTAAGTGCGGGCTCTTAAACTTAATCGGCTTGTCGTCGCCGGCGATGATATGAAGAACCTTATCATCGAATACGAAATTGGTAGTACCAGTCTTATGACGCTGAGGCAGAGCTACAACGGGAGTGCCGAAGAACGTTCCGGCGTAGCCCATGTTATGATACTCTTCCTTTGCACCGTTGGACTGGATGGACTCCTTGAGCTGTCTGAGCGCAGTCTTGGTGCCGATAATGGTAGCAGTCTTGCCACCAGCAGCAGCCTCAACATGAGCAATAGTCTCAAGCAGATCGTCCTCGTCATAAGAACCAGCGGTGGGGAAGTAAGCTACGCCGCCGAGGTCAGCAGCAGTTGCATTGCTCCACAGAGTATAAATATCCTCAAGAACCTTCTTGCTGAAGGACTTGTTCAGAGTCTCGATGAGCTTGTTAAAGTCAACTCTACCAGCGAGTACACGCTGAAGCTCCTCGTAGAATCTTACCATCTTCATGGTAGTAGGAATGGTAACGGTCTTGGAGCCGCTGAGTCTCTGTCTGCGGATACCCTGAGTACCGTTAGCAACTTCGTCAATAACAAACAGGTTAATATCCTCGACGACGAACTCGTTCTGGTCGCCCTCTGCGAGGTTGCGATAATCGACAAGAGCATTAAAGAAATCGTCTGCCTTGAGCTCCTCGAACTCAGTCTGTCTGAGGATTTCCTCAATCAGAGCGAACATCTCGCCGCACTTACCATCACGGATTCTACGGATGTCGAGCTTGGTGCTGCCGCCGTTAGCTTCAATAAGAGCCTTACGGACAGTATCCTGAGATTCGCGTACGGAATACTTCTCGACGGAACCAATATAACCATCAACAGCAATCTTTACGATATTATCAAAATCTGTCATTCTCTTTTCACACCTTTCTATATTAATTTCAATTACGCTACTTCAATAGCAAAATAGGTATATCTGCCAACGACGTTCTTGTCGATGATAGTGCCAACAACAGTCGAACCAGAAGTAGCACCAGTAGCAGCAGCCTTAACGTTGAGCTTCGTACCAGCCTTCAGCTCAACTACGTCGCCAACGGCGGGAGTTTCCGCACCATCAAGCGCGTCCTTGGTCACGCTGAAGATATCGTGCTTATGCAGACGATAGCCACGAGCAATAGTGCCAGCCTCGTTGATGAACTCGTCAAGGTTGCGCTTGCGCTCATCATACATAACCTCGGGGGTAGCAATCAGAACAATCGCGGTAATATCATCATTAGCAGCAGGGGTAGCACCCTTATAAATTTCGCGAGAGCCGGTCTCAAGAGCACCGAGCTTTACAACGTTACCGTTCTCAATAGCGGTCTTAACGTTGCTAGGCTGATAACGTACAGATACAAGCTCGCTTCTTACATCAGTACCGATCATTTTGTCAGTTCTAACAACTGCATATGCCATAACATTTCCTCCTTCTTATTTATTGAGATACTTTTCTACAATGCCGCCATACGGCATGTCCTCTGTCTTGTCCGTTGCCACCTTGATTTTCGGTGCTTTGGGAGCCGCAGAGAATTTTAGATTCTGGACATTCCTTCCACGAATCGCGAAGCACTTCTCGATAAGTGTGTCGAGCTCGTACTCCATCTTATTTTCCATAAGAGCATCAAAGGCTTCGATGCCCGCCAAATCGCTGAACTCTGCCATAGCCTCATCATACTTGGCTAACTTTTCTTCATCTTGGATATCCTTCTTAAATGCTCTAAGGTTTGTTACCTCTACATTCAGTGCGTCAAGTTCAGCCTGAGCTGCTTCGAATTTTGTTTTGTATTCAGCTCTGGCAGCTAATTCAGCATTAATCTGTTCAAACAACTGGAACATCTGAGTACCCTGTTCGCCTTCGTCAAAATCCGTAATTGCAAACTTTTTACGGCACTTAGATTCAAAATCGATTACGACGTTATCGCCGTCCATAGCATACTTAAAGCCATAAAGGAATCCGTCAGTTATATCCCAACAGTAAACCTCGGACAGCTCAAAGTCGCAATCAAAATAGCAATACTGGCTGCACTCGCCCCATTCGGTCGAAACACGTACTGCGGACAGAGAGCGAACAATCTCATCAACGGCAGCGCCCGTAAGAGCATACTGCTCTGGCTCGCCATCAGACTCATCCTTGCCTTTAGCTTCTGCTTCAACTTCTTGTTCCTCTGTCTCAGTCTCGCCAGCGTCTTCCTGTTTTTCCTCGGAAGGTTCGGGCGTTTCAGTTTCAGCATCGCCGGTAGGCTCCTGCTCAGCAGTCATAGCTTCAAACTTTTCTTTGAGTTCCTCGATAGTTAAATCCTCAATATTAAAACCAAGAGACTCAACATCAATAGAATATTCTTTGGCTAATTCTAACTTTGCGTCCAACATCGTTCCTCCTTCCGTTGAAAATTCAATTTGTGGGTATGTAGTTATATCAACTTCCTTTTGGGAAGAGATAATCGAATCATTAATTTCCTTAAGTTCCTGCATCATCAACTTAAACTTTTCTTGATATGATTCACGTGAGAATGTTTCGAGGGCAGAACTCTCGAAGCACGGGGTGATACCAATCAAGCAGAACGCGGTAAACTCGAATTCATATACGTTATATATTCCATCAATCAGTTCACCACTCTTAACAGTTATCTCCATGCTGTGCATGGTGACACCATCTTCTATAATCTTTCGGTACGCCTGCTGGCGCCTCCACAGTAAAACTTCTGTGTACAAGTACTCCCTTACCGTTCCGTCGTCTTCCGTTACCTCGCCCCACCATTGTTTAGCGGATTCCGGCACAACGCCTACTGGTTCGGTGAGATTGATAAGTTCAAGTTCACCGTCGCTATCTGTAACAACGTCCATATCGTGTCCGCCAAGTTTGTCCTCCTCGCGTATGTAATGACACACCACTGGGACGTTATACATACTCTTAATCGCATTTTCAAAAGCAGACTTTGTTATGTTGCTTCGGTTGCGATTGACACCGGGGTAAGCGACGGCTAACACACCTTTATCAAAAGATGAATTAAACTCACAGAAGTCGGTTAGCGATGATGCATATGTAAGCGTCAACAGCCTGTCCATCGCTACCTCCAAACATAAAAATAGCCCCGTATAATCACGGGGTTACATCGAAAATGTTAATGTATTTGAAAACAGTAGGTCTTTGCAATTTGCCACGTCAAACTCTAAGTTATATGTATCGTTAGAAGTGAATACATAAATTTTGTTAGCTTCGTCACTCTTCAAGAGCGTATAACCATACTGTAAACATCTATCTCGCGCTTCATCACTTAGCGCGTATACAAATGGCTTCATTTTATTCCTTCAACTCCATTATTCTTGCTCGCGATTTTGTTCTCTGCTATCGCTTACTTCTCCAACTTCTTTTGTTGGTGCTCCGCCTTCATCAGTCGCACCTTCACCTTCGAGGTCAGAAGAGCTCATCTGGCTCGAACTCTGAACCGGCTTGAACATCTCTGCTAACCCTAATACCTCTCCTTCGAGAAAGCTCATGTTGTCGAGTTGAGATTGCCCGATTCCTTGAGACGCGCAATATGCGCTGATAGTTGGAAAACCGTAGCTTGCTGCCTTTAAATAAGCATCTCCCATTTCTTTTCTGTTGTATGGGGAACAATCCAAGAAATTAATATGAAAGTTCTTTCCGTACGGCTGTGCCTGAATGAACCGATTAACCGCGTCTTCAATTCCCTTCACAACACCATAGGTTATCATCTGGTCAGCCTTTATAGATAAAAGCAAACTATTCGCGGACGCCTTGGGGTTGTTGAATAGCTGTGAAGAAACACCAGCGGCAGAGAACATATTCTGTTCTGCGTCAGTAACCGTCTGAGTATCGCCTGCATGGGTGCGTTCAAAGCTAATCTTTTCCATATCCATTGGTGTCAGCACCGAACCGATTTCCTCCGGCAGCACCGAACTCAGATTCTGCCAGAACTCAACAGCTTTCTCAAGGTCGATACCCCATGTGCCGTCGTCGTTGAGCGGAATCTTCGTGACTATCATCGCATAGTTCTCTAACGCCGTCTTTGTTAGTTTAAGATTCCTGTAGTCTTCAAGATCGTAAATTTCACGGAGCAAACCTGCAAACGGTGGAATAGAGTAATTCAAAATATCGTCGTTACATTTAATTGCGAACGAAGTAGGGGAGTCTAACTCAATCCAACGATTAGCTCTGTTTTTCTTATATTGCTCATACTTTGTTTTGAATTCCTGCGGATAGTAGTCGAGCAGTTCAGCGTGCGCGTCGAAGTAGGAGAAGTTAAATGTAACATTTAAGCAATGTCCTTCTTTTGAAGAAATTGCACAATAGTCACTCGGCAACTGTTGGAATGTAATATCGTCGTTAGTTACCCACATCGTTCCAAACCATGTATCCTCTCTTAAACAGACGGTCAGAATAGAAGGAAACTGCGTTTTGATACTCATACTATCAAGTGCGTTCAGAACCTTGCGGTAATTATTATTCGTTATTCGAATATTAGCCTTCTTCGGGTCAATCTTATACGGCTCAACTATGTAAGCCAAATCAGAAAGCCCAACAAAATACTGAATCAGCCGCCTAAAATGAGAACTTGCGCCGTATATATAAATAACGGCATCACGAAGCTGCTTCTCATACCTGTACGGGTTTGCTAAATAGCGGGTGATGTCGTCTTTGGAATAACGTGAAAACGTCGGTGCCGACCTATTGTTGTTAAGGTCGCGCATTATTAATTTGTTAAGCAGAGCAAATCTTTCGCTCTGAGAATCGAGTGTTGTTACTTTAGTAGTATCGCTCGATTTAGGTTTAGTAGTTTGTCCAGCTTGGTGCTGCTGAGGACGTTTTGAACGTTTCTTTGCCAATGCTATCACTCACCACCCTTCCTGTGTATTTTGGCGCCCGAATAATAAACATATCGGACGATTTTACGTTTGCACTATATTTTCTTTCGAGTTTTGTTTCCAGCTGTGTAGCAACGTAGAAGTTGTACGCAAGGCTGGAGTATCTATCTTTTCGCATACCTGATCGTTCGTGGATTCTTACCTTGCCACCAACGGACTCATGTTCAAGTTTAGTCAACTCGTCTATGAGAAGTGTTGTGTTGACATATGGCATTTTAAGTTTTTCTTTTTCAATTTCGGTAAGCGTTTTATATTTTGGCAACTTTTTAATCAAAGCGTCGTTGTCCATATCGCCGTCTAACAGCAATCTAATTCGACCGCTACTGAATCCTTCTCTAAGAATGAATGCACAGTCAGAATTAAATTGCGCAGAAGCTTTGATCGCCCAAATAACCTTCTTGGCTCCCATCACTGTACATCTTGCAGCCATCTCTTGATTGTTGCAGCATGATAAGGCAGGATATATTTCACCAGTCTCAGGGTCTGACATATCTCGTGCCAACATATCATAACATCCAAGACCCAAGCCCTGAGCATCAAGTACCAAATAATCGCATGAGAATTCATCAAATAACTTTCTAATAATTAGAGCCTGATCGTCTGTCCTAAGTCCTTCGCACGACTCGGCATAAACAATATTACTTGAGTATCTACCAGCTTTCGTTGGCTTTAACTGGTTAATAAAAATAGCGGTTGCATCATTCTTGTTTTTCCTACTAGACATCAGTGCAATATCAGCAGAAAGTATACGAATCTCTCCGTTTTGCTTTAATGGTATTCTGACTAAACTTGAACCGCCAACAAGTGATGCTAGTTTATCTGGCAACATCGGGTATGCGATTCTTCTATTCTTTGATATTGTCTCGAAATCAAAGAACGCATCCTCTGCAGAGCCATACCACATGGCTCCCATTTCCTAATAATTACCCCTGCTTTCGCAGTATTTGATTTGGGTTTAGACTATATCATAGCGGCTAACCGCCCCCACTGCTTCCGCCAGAACCCATCTCTGGCGTACTCTACTCCCCAAAAAAACGGTTTCGATAGTCGTTGCATCTTATACAATTAATCCATTACTTGTATCTTGACACAGGGTTGTCTTATGCTGATGCACTTAGAGTTCCCCTGTTAGCACTGCGATTGCAGCACCCCCAGTAGGTTAAGCTGGGTTCAATGGGTTTAAGGAGCACAGAAATGTTTATGCTCCATTTAATTTCGCTATAGTTGCTATCCAGCATATCATCTATAACTTTATCTGGGTTGATTATTCCCTCGCTAATACCAAGCTGATATGGGAATCCGCAGACAAACTGTTTTCGTTTACCACTTATCATGGCGTCATATGTGTCTTGACACTGCTGATAAACCCAGTTGTCTTTAAAATGCGCACTCGTAAGAAAAAGCGTAAGATTCTTTTCCTTGTCGTACTCAGCTTTTCGCTGAGCTGGCGTCAGTTTCTCATACCTTGGCATTCTTCTGTATGTTAAGAAATTACCCAGTACAGTGTCGATCGTATCTTTCGGCACAAGACGACATTCGTCAACTAATAATACACAACAACGATTACCTCTACTGCTATCTGACGCTGTAACAACTTTAATTACACTGTGATTTTTGAAAACTATCTGAGCCTCGGTACCATTCATCTTAGTTTCTTTGTCGTCTATTTCCGCGCACAATTCTGGAGATAACGGTTTAAGTTCCTGGATTATCTTTTCCAAAACCAAGATGCTCTGCCCTCGCACGGACGATGCGATACAGATGCGTGTGTGTGGGTAGAGTATACATCGAGTAACACAATATATTGCGCTCAAGAAGCTTTTTCCCAATCCGCGACTACTAATAAACAAAAACTTAGAACTCCAAAACATCATGACCAATAGTATTTTTTGAAATGGTCTTAATTGTAAGTGAAGATAGTCTTTAGCAAATTTATCTACATTATATCTATAATACCCAACCCACTTCGCTGAACCATTTAGCATCTTCTGGTACCGAGTCATGCTTAATCATCCCCGTATAACTCAATATCTTCTAATGCATCAACAAGTAAATCCTCATCGTCCTCTCCTGACAAATCTGGTCGTTCTATGCTGAGTTGTTTTATAGCTTCGTCGTAAAGCTTTGTGAAACCATATTTTTTCCCAAGCATTTTGGGAAGATGACCCATCCAAGTAAACATGTATTTAAGTATTCTATTAACATCTTTAAACTCTTCATCTGGCTCTGGTATTGGTTCTTGATTTTCAAATCGCTCTGCCCAAACACCCATTGGGGACATATAAATATCGTTATCAAGTTCTTTTTTCTTTTGCGCCGGTTTGAAGTTTCCGCTTCCAAGTAGCGTGTTGAGTGTGTTTATGTATTTATCAACAGGTTTGCCATCAGCTCTTGCTTTGTTAATGTCAATCTCAAGCATACAAATCTGCTTAATGATAACCTCTGTTCCGATGTCAACCTCAAGGTCATCCGGCAACCTGTCAAGCCAATACGCCTTCCGTTGCTCAAGCTCCCTATACATCTGCGCATCCATTCCGGTTCCCCAGAACGCAATAACCTCTGGCGAAATATCTTCTACGTCAGTTTGCGTATCGCCCTGTCCGAAATTAACCTGTCCCGATTTATTAATGGTAACATTCCACAGAGTTCCTTCGGCAGACAGCGTATCGTCATAGCACTTGCCGATATATTTATTTGCGTTGCTCTGCATCATATATCCTGTCATCAGCGACCGCGTTGTATTTTTTTGAGCAACTTTATTGTAAATTTCATCATGCCAGTATATATTTAACGCACGACACATCTGCCTAACAGCGGCTTTTGCATCGTTGCACTGAGCAAGATACTGGTTGTACAAAGTCTCTGTACATTTTTTGCAGATTGGAAGATACCCAATTCCTTTATACATTGGCGAATAGCTTGTTAAAAAGTTACCCTTTCGTCTGCCATACGCCATGCCGCACCGTGTGCATATCGTACTACCATCGAGAATATCAAGAGCCATCGAGATCACCGACTATACGACTAGCCTTACTGCTTTGCAGTTTGTCGTTAACGGACATCTCATAAATCTTTGCGCACTTTTTCAGATCGTTACCAAACGAAAACTTCGGCGCAAAAAATGGCGGGCACTCAATCCACTCTCCTTGCATGTCCTTCATCTTTCTACCTTTGTGATATTGCAAACCCAGTGTCCCGAACCCCCTAAAAGATATGCTGTCTCCTCTTTTTAAAGCGTCAGATATAACTGCAATACACACCTCAACGACATTATCAATATCATCGATTGTGAATTGCAAGCTTTTGTCTTTTTGCTTAACAACGAAATCTTTTGCATTCCCATAATCGTCAGATATGTGGAATGTGTGGCTCGTAGAATATACTGGTTTGCGGATACTGTTATCTCGCAAGACATCTGTTACCTTGCGAACGAACTCCTTGCGATTCATTTTTACCTCCCTTGCCGACCAATCTTATAGGTCAGCCAAACCTTTTTGTTCCACGACGGTTATTTCTCCGTCTTTAAAATACTTTGCGAACTTATCGTCCGAACTAGTATCATCGTAAACTCTCACCATCATATTTCTAATTTAGAATTATTACCCTCGGTTTCCCGATATTTAATAGGGGATTAGACTATATCTTCACCCACATATGTGGGGACTGGCACTTCCACCGCAGGACTTTCACCTGAGATGTACTCCTATAAGGATAGTCGTTACAGTTTCCAATTTTACAATTGGCTTACCACGGGATTCCCATGCCTTATGGTTTAGGATTCCCCGTTAGCAGCGGCTAACCGCTACACCTCGCAAATACGAGTTCACCAGTTTGTTTTCTATACGTTACCGTATAGGGAGACTAGTTTGTGTTTAATCTCCAGAAGCCCATCCGAAAAACTGCTGAATTACGCTGTCTGGTAATCCAGACTCTGACAGGTAGGATGCTGCGCGATGTCTAAGGCTATGCAGATAGCAATCATTACCTAATATTTTAGAAAATGTTTCAGCATAGCTATTCGCGGTTGGTACTCCTATATGTTGTGTCGGGTCGTCTCGCTTTGGGAATAGCCAAACACTGTCTATATTCTTAGCTTCACGCTCCTCCACCCATGCGTCCAGATATGGCTGGAACCGCTTTGCAAGCGTATAACACTCAAGCATCTTTCCACCACCACGACCTTTTGTTTTCAACGGCTTACTTTTATATAAAGCGCCATCGCATACTAATCTGTCTGGTGCGAAGTCATCCATTCGGAATCTGCACAACTCTGACTTACGCCTACCGCCAAATACAGCCAAAGCAAAGAAACACGCCTTCTTAAACTGCTTCCTCTCCGTCAGTGTGGCGAGAACCTTCTCTACATCTTCCTCTGTGAGTACCGTCTTTTCTCTTACCGGATTGTTCACCGGGCTTTCAATCTTATTGATTATGTTTCTGAAGCTCGGATAATCCTCATCAAGTATTGCCTCAACAAAATTCGCCATACTAGACAAAGCCGCCTTTAATCTTCGAACCCTTGCTGGACTATTTTTGTTTTCGTTTAGAAGCCAGTTTTGATACTTGACGATATGCCGCTTCTTCCAATCAACAAATGGTAAATTGTTATTATGCTGCAGCGCCCATACGAACGCTATATTGATATCATGTTCATACCCAGATATCGTTCCCTCGCTTCTTTGTGTCGAACGCAGATAATCAAGAAACTCCTGCAGCAATTCTTTGTTTTCTGGATTGACCTGTTCAAGCAACTCAGGCGAGGTCAATGAATTCATTTGCGTTTTTCTTCCCAAACAGGTCACTCCTTCCATTAAAATAAAAACACCAGAACGAGCTACTGCTCGCCCCAGTGTATGGTAACACTATTCTGTTTTTAATCGATATTCAGCATCAAGCCCATCATCTGGATTAAAGATAAGCAACAATTGCGATGGGGTAGAGAATAGGCGCCTATCGTTTGCATAGTCGTCCGTTCCGCACAAAGCGCCGCACAGCATTGCGGTTATCCCAAGCTCTTCGAAATCTTCGCGGTGATGTTTATCACCTAGCAAGATATACTCAATGTCCTTGCCGTACCTTTTATGAAATAACGCACCGAGCATTTTTGGCGACGTCTTAACACTATCCAAATCGCCATGACACGCAATAACATCATGCCCGCATACGCTGAAAGATAGAAATTCGTTTTCAGATTCTGGCTTTATATTAATATTAAGTGCCTCTCCGCGAATACGTTCCTCTGCAAGAATTCTAGTCTCAAGCCACCACGGTATTAGTCGCTCCATGTTGTCGCGATGGATACTATCATTCTTATTCTGTACAACCCTTGCGTGGTTTCCATACGTAACATACACATCGGTACTTGGTACGAACTGGCTTAAATGGACTATTGCCTGCGCAAGTATTTCTGATACCTGCATCAATTGGTCAGCGGCAAGTTCTTCCGACGCTACTCGTGCGCTTGTATGGATTGCAAAATGACCAAGGTCTCCAAGAACAACTATATGTAACTTGCTGCATTGGTGTTGTTGTATTCTGGTAACAGCTTTATCTACTACCGTTTGTATTCGTTGCCTACAAATCTCTGTGTTGTATGTATTGAACGCATTATGCGTTGTCATACCATAATGCCAATCGGAGAACACTAGCACCGCCTCATTATCTGAAAATGTTTCAACTTTGCCATTTGGTTCGAAAACATCTCCGACAGTTTCGGATAAACTCTCAGCGGCAGCAGACAACCGCTCGTATAAATGTTCCCGTCTGCCAGCTTCAGCCTGTATTTTGTTGTATTCTCTGCGCTGGTCAAAGAATTTTTGCTTCTCTCGTTTGAACTCATTTATCTTTTCGTCGAGCTCAGAAATAATTTTTTCGTCCGTACATTTATCACGACGATTTGTTTCGAGAAGCTTCAACGTATACAATGATCCGTACGCTCGCTTTCTGGTTTCGTCTGGTGCAAAATGTGAGCCAAACATATAGTCAGACAGTTCCGCATAATCATAGTCACTCAGCGTCTTATCTACAAGCTTTCCATAAACCAGTCTCTTATGATGTTCGAGTGGCGTTTCGTTCGGTCTTCTGTTTAACTCTGCGATATGAATCACTCCGAACTATTCTTACCGCTGTCGTCTCGCAGCTGTGCAAGTAACGCCATTACGCCGCGATTCTCCTCGCAGTAATATCTATGACGCTTTGAACGTTGCTTTGCCGTTCTGACGATATGCGCTTTTGGATATGCCTTTGCGATGATTTCTTTTTCTTCTTTTGTGACTGCTATCAATCTTTTCATTCCTTTATTTCTGTATTTGGAGACTGGACTCGCGCCTATCTCCCTCATATTATCACACCCATCAAATGCACGAAAACCGTTGCAGCACAACGGTTTTCAGCGGTATTTAATGCACTTGTTTTTGCAGCGTTTTAAATGTTAGGCTGTATTTTTTGTTGTCATCTTAGCTGAATCAGCGTTCCCGCGCATGACGGCATCAACATTTCTCTTCAGTCTTAAAGCCATAGAACAGTTGTGGCAATATATCTGTGGTCGTCCTCGCATCGGCAACCCATCTTTTGTAGCGTTGTCTTTTCTTACGACGAGCCCGCACTCCTGACATCTGAAATAATTATTGTCGCCAGTAAACAATTTGTACTGAAATCCGAGATTCCTAAAATCAGAAATCTTCAAAGCTGTCTCTCCGTCCTCGACAAAGCACACCTGAACATTCGTGTTATCTATCTTTCGAGAAAGCCGTATCAATCCTGATTCATACAACTGGTTATAAAGCAAGCACTGCCGACGAATCGATGTATTGATATTAGCAATCTTCATAATCTCGTTATCTTTCGAATTTACCCAATGAGTACCGACACTGTTAACAACATCCCAATATTTCGCAAGGCAAAGTAATGTAAATGCAAGGCGTTGGAGTTGTGCTCCTTTCAGTCCTTGGATAGTGTCAAGTTCATTTTTTGACACTGGTATGTATTCTATATCAATAGTCGGATTCTTTGTCGCAAATTTTATCGCATTGTCCAGAGTGTTACTCCAAAGAACGACAGACGCGGTTGGATTGCTGCGAAGCAGAAACGTTTCAAGCCTTCCTCTAACCGCCTGCCGGTTATCTCCCTCTGCGCTCATATAATATTTCGCAACCCTACAGAGAGTTTCAAATGGATGTCTCCCCATTTCACTATTGATTATTTTATCCTTCGCCCATTCAGTTTCATTAAGTACAACAGTCATTCGCTCACCTCATATTTCCTTTCATGCACCTTAAATGTATTTCCGCAATAGTATATATCCCCGTCCGTGTCTTCAACTGGATATCTGATATATCCATCGTTCTGTTGTAATAGATTGTTTATAATTTCATCTCCGCACATATTCCATGCGAATCGCTTCGAGCAGCTCTTTTGATAGCAAACATCCAGAATGATGTTGCACAGGCTATCCTTGTTTGGACAAACTTTAGCACAGTCCTCTACGAAACTGTCGTTCAATACCCAGTACGTTTCAAGCGCTTCTTGCTCGTCTATACGTTCGTAGTTGGCGTATATCGAATAGCTCTGTAGCCTACGGGTATATTCTTCGTACAGTTTCTTAACACTGAGATACTGCTGATATGTATATGGAGCCTCGCTCCGTAAAATATGATAATCGAATTCCCGATCATCCCTATGCTTGCGCACATACGAATCAAACTCGTTTTCAAATTTTCTGCATATCCTGTTTACCACGCAATCCCCGGTTCCGACTGGCATCTTATTGTAATAGTGAGTTAAAAAGTCTCGTTGCCGTTCGGACAATGCGGAATAGGGGAGAGCTGTTAATTCTTCTATAGATGTACCAAACTCGCGGAGCGCATTTCTGTTAGCACTATTTATATATGTATTGTATTGTTTCTTCAAACTCGGATATATGTATATCATGAAGTATGGCTTCTTGTCTGCTATAATTCTTAAATAGAATTCTCTGTCTTTTGCAGACTCCATACTCTTTGCACTATGCCAGTCGTACCAGTTCTTCGGCATAGGTTTGCAGACGATTCCCTTAGATTTGTCGATCGCATTCTGTTGATCTGTAGCACCCTCGGTTTCCCGATATTTAGGTAGGGGCATAGAGCACATCATCATCTCATTCGTTGAATGAGAGCTGGGCGCTTACATATAGGAGTCACACCTATATGGTATGGGCTTCATAGTCTACGAGAGACCGTATGCCCTGCTCGTTGCACCTTCCATCCCCTCGCGGGCTGGCTTGGCACAGGATTGTCATATGTTAAGCGAATCGCACAAATTACTCAACACTTAGATATTTCCTGTTAGCAGCATCTCTGCCACACCCTGCATTTGCAGGTTCACCCAGTTTGTCGCATACGTCACCGTATACGGTTGCAATTTAACTTACAACTGACCACACTTAATCCGATATGACAGAACCTCATGCTCTTTCGAATGTGGAGAGAACCCGTCACGTACTTCATACATTCCAGTAATACGGTTTGTGGTCGAACCTATTTCGTTTCCAAAGCTACTTATGTTAGATTCAATAAAATCCTTTTCGGTAGATATTTTCTTATCAGCCTTTCTTTGCGCACACATCAGCGCGGGGAGAGGCTCCAATCTGTTTACGAGCACATTGTTATCTGTTAAGAAAACAATGTCTCCATCAAAGTCACCAGTGTTGTTATCGCAGCAGCTCTTTATCCGCTGCATCTTGTAGTTTCCTACAAGCTCAGACTATATCATCATCCAAAATGGAGCTGGGCGCTCGTGTCGGGATTATCGGTTGCTATCCTCACCCGTTAGTCTTTGAACCTTCCAAACTACATAATCGGTTTCATTTGGCTTGGCTGCTGATTAGCATATGATTACCATTTAGCCTTCCAGCAATTCACCCAGTTTTCTGTCGGACGTTGCCGTCCGCAGGGGCGTATGTTCACCCATTCAACGCAGCCGTCGCTGTGTCCCACGAATTAAATATCGTGCAAGTTGTTATGTATTGATACCAGTGTGCCATTTCGTCGTTGGTTTTAGGGTATACCTTCCTAACATTGTTCTGTACGCTCATAGGCGCTCTAAAACAGGCGAGCGCTTCGCTCCCGACATCACACCAGTATTTGTTATAAATCTCTCCTGCCTTTAGCAGTCCTGTTGGCTTCATGCCAAAAACACCTTGGCAGAGAAGATACGGATCTCCACAGACGATGGAATAATTCGCGTGTAGATTCAACACACCGACCTTAGCCTCGTTAATCCTATTCTTGATTATCTGATATACATTACTCTGAACGAACGGATCGTTTAGTATATCTGGATTTATCATTATAGCTTTCACGAAGTCATTGGGGAGTCGCTCTATGTTGTTATCCGTTAAACCAACGCCTTTTAAAAATAGAATCGTCTTTCGCCAATCTCCGCCGAGCACATCCTTAAACGATTGCATCGTCGGCGCAATCAGTTCGTCGATATCCTCGTCTGTGAATGTATATCCCTGTAAGAATTGGTAATTGGTCGCTCGTTCGTTCTCTAGCTCTTTCGGAGAAGTTTTTGCGATTCCAAACGTGTATCCGTTCTCATTTGATTTGGCTATATACTCTTCACAGCTTTCGTAACTGTCCCAAAGCTTCAACATCGAGGTGGTTAGAATAAGCTCCACATTTCGGACATCAACCTCGTCGCCCCAAGCATCCTTAACGATATACGTCCCTGCAACGTTCTCGGCAAAATCCAAAAAATCAAATGTAACAGCAATTCCTTTTTCAAAACTCCAGCGCGTATTCATCGCAGACGCAACATAATCTAATTCAAGCTCGTCGCTCCATCTCTTAGCCAAAGAAGGTAGCATAAGTCCGAACCCGTCTGTCGCATCTATTGTGATCTCTTCATTCTCTCGATACTCCATTACAGGTTCGCCGTCTGCCTCATCAGAAAGAAAGATAATATTATCCTTGAACGTAGTCTCAATATCTGGTACAACTAAAATTCCTTTAGGGAATGATACTGGGTTAGATGCGCTGCACGTTAACGCTTTATACGCTTCGAGCTTAGCCGTTACTTGCGGGATATTTGGATTACGCCCATTTTCCACTCGTCGTCGCAGCTCGTCCACTAGACGCTCGCTGACGAACACGATAGTAGAATTTTTAATGCCTCCGTTCGTTCCTAACAGACGTTTGTATGTGACCCCGTTTATCTTAAAGCCTTTGCAGGCTCTGTAGTAATCCTTCTTCTTGTCAATTATCAAGCACATGTAATCGGGCTTGAACTGTAAATTGTCCAGCTCGTCGTAGAGCTGTTTGATTAACCTTTTGTTTCCTGGACTATTCTTTTCTTTGCGGACAGCTTTGATTCTTCCCTTTATTTCGCGAGCCTTTACATCTGCATCGACGATACCGTTCAGCTCATCAATCCAGCGAAGCATCTGACTGTCCGCTAACGAAATTACTTCATCGTTCCTCCGCGCCTCATTTATCGGCAAGGATAAGTTCCAGCCGTTCTGTCTTAGTCTGGCGCTGTGAATCTTAAATATATACTTTTGACATACCAGTTGTTTACTTATAAATATACGCCGCCTTTCATTAATCGAAGTCTTTTATGTATTCAAGCCAAGCTCGATAATATTCTTTCTCGTATCTTGCCTCGTTCCCATCCGAACAATCACTATCATCTAGTGGAGAAAAATGTTTGCACGGACGAGCACTCTGGCATGTGTCCCCGAAAACGCAATTCTTACAGCTTTTATTCAACTGAATCACCCCCTGCGCTCAGAGTGTCCATCCAGTTAATCAAAAGGTTTCGCATTCGGCTGCTAGGTATGTATAGATAAACGTCTTGCCCGTCGCGGATTGCAGAGCGCCAAATCCATTGCACCATTATTGATAGTGCATAGGCGTCTTCGTCAACTTCAACCCCGTGAAGTTGATAGAACTGCTTTTCGCTAACGCTCATAAACAGATTGGTTATGTATACAAGGCAATTCCGATTTCGATATTCGTTAGTTGCCTTGGCATTAAAAGTAAGAAACGATTTTGAATACCCCTTGCCACGCATCGTATTGTATTCAGTTTTATATACGCCCCACAATCTTTTATCGGCGGGGATGTCACGATTTATGTTATTAAAGAAATTATATACGTTCCTCTTCAGCGTTTCGACATCATCTTCTTTTTTGGAGTACCAATTCATCGAAAGAGCGTAGAAATCTGAGCCAACCTCATTCATTCTCCGATCATCATAGATATGTAACTTGTTTTTAATATCTGCTACATATTCCGGGACGTAACCAGGGAGTTTCCCAAATCGAAATTTATTCTCCCCATATTTTTCTATACCAATGAAATCATACTTGATATTATAGATATCCAAGAAGTAGCGAATACTCTGTCCGTGAAAAAGATAGGTCAGAATGAACACTTCTTTGAACGACGTTATCAACCTCGGTGGTAAAGCCCAATAGAAGAATGTTTCCTTCTTAGCACTTTTAATACGCACAAGCTCTCTCGTTTTTAATAATCGGAAAAGGTCTGACAACGCGCGTCCTTTATACTGCTTTTCAGTAAGAGAATAAATTCCGTTTTCATTTTTAATATACCCAGCTTCGACAGCCATGTTTAAATCGTGCTCGCTATATTCAAATGATTCTAAGATATCTACGTTCTCATCAATTATCAGAACATATCCCTGTTCCTTAATGCGCTCCAGTGTTTCAGGGGTATAGCCTTTGAACGCCTGATGTGTGGTAGTGATGTTCCGTCCCTCATCTATGAGAGCTTGTGTGTGTAAGGACTTTTTGAAGTTGAACTCGCGGAGCTTGTCGCTGGGTTCAACAAAGTATAAGTTTGGGCAACCAGCCTTGATTCTGGCAGCCTCGTCTAAATAGGGCGTGATGTAGATGAACTTGTCGTTTCTGTGCTCGTTCATATAAGTAATAGCACTGCTCGATTTCCCCCCGCCCATCAGTGTATCGCAAACGTGTACGATTAAATATCACCACTTTCTAAAATATTAAATAATTAATTCCAATAAAGAAATAAATAAAAGTAATTCGAATAAAGAAATAAATAAGAGAAACTAAAACAGTTTCAATAAATACTTACGATACCGCGTCGGATTCGTAAATATTACTATCAACCAACAGAGTACCGGAATAGCCAATATTGAGATTCATATAGGCGTCATGGATCTCCTGCTCACTTACTCCAATATACGTCAAAGTTTGGGCGACGGTTGAATGCCCGAAGATCCGCTGAAGTAGAAGCAAGGTTCTCGGATCATTTCCGCCTCTAACCATAATCCAATAACCGAAAGTTTTTCGGAGTGTATGAGTAGAAACTCTGGAAGCAATCCCGAGGTCTGCGGCGATCTCTTTTAATATACGCTCAAAGGAATATCGAGCCATAGGATTATTCGAATTGCCTCCACGATTGGATTCGCTGCGGAAGAGATAATCGCTAAGAGAAACATTCGGAGTGTTAGCCAGATAGAGAGTGACAGCCTCGACGACCGCATCATTAATAGAAACGTAGCGGTTCTTCTTGCGCTTACGAGTGTTACGGGTCTTCTTTTCAAAAACGGGGAATGATTCCTTAAACGAGAAGTCAGGATTGATTAGATCGCAGAAGCGGAGCATCCGGAGGTCGCTGATGCGAAGACCGAAGTTAATACCTACGATGAAGAACATATTATCGCGCCAGCGATTCTTTTCCTTTAAATATGTAGTGATTCGCAGGATGTCGTTCATGCTCTTAATCGGTTCAGCGGAATGTTCGGGAGCAAGCTCAACCTCAACCGTCTCCTTCGCGGGAGAAATTAATCCAGAAGCGGAACGAGAGGGAGTATTACGATGAAGAGCGCGGATGTCGATAACGGAATTACCGGGGTTAAATTGAATGATGTTCATTAAAAATCCTCCTCAAAATAGGTGTAAATTTACAGCCAAAAACTACGATTTACAACTTTAAAGTTGTAGGCGTTTTTAAAAACGGCTTACTGCTGCGGTTTTTTGGATGTGGTTCTAAAAGAGAAAAACCATCTCTAGTAGCAATTGCGTGAAACAGACTACAGTACGCATCAACTAGTGGCGGGCACCGGTAGAAATCTTAAACCAACTACCGGCTGCAATCTATATTTTTAAATCCAAAAAGGAAATATAGATGGCTGAAATAGGCACACGCGGGAAACGTGCTGAAATACCTGTATTCTTGTACTTACTATTATAGCAGATAACACTCGATTTGTCAAGAAAACAGGGTGTTGTGCCACAACGACTTTGAAACTTTTTTAAAAATATTTTTCGGAACCGTGTTTAAGGATATTATAATTATAATTCTTTTTTGGATTTATAATAAAAATTTTTATTAGCGGATTTTATGGTTCTTAAACTAACCGATTCAGCGGAAATCCAAACAGCGGTGGTGATCTAATGTGGGGCTGGGATAATGGCTGTTTTGCTAGGATTAGTGCGAGGTTTGAGTGGTGAGGGAGAGAGTGAAAATGTGTGTGGGAGAGGGAGCGACTTCCAGCCCTCTGCCGGCGTCCGGCGGCGTTTAAACCATAACCACGCCCGTTGTGACAAAGGTGTAAAAAAGCACATAGTTAACAAGCCGACCGACCGCATACCCGACCGCATAGCCGACCGCATAC